TTCATACACTATGGCCATCACTTCTACAAATACCAGATTTCATTATATGTATGATAACTCCAATTGTTAAATGTGTGAATAAGACTAAAGTGGAAATGTTTTATAATTTAACAGATTATGAAGCGTGGAAATCAAACAAAACATCAACAAAATGGAAAACTAAATATTACAAAGGATTAGGAACAAGTAGTGCACAAGAAGCGCGCGAGTATTTTAAAAATATGAAAACAAACCGTTATTCGTTTACTGAAACAAGTGATTCTAAGATAGATTTGGCATTTAAAAAAGATTTGGCAGACGATAGAAAACAGTGGTTATATGGATATGATCCAGATAAAATCATAAATAATAATGAAACTGATATATCATTTGATAAATTCGTTGATAATGAATTAATACATTTTTCAAATAGTGATACAAAACGTTCAATTGGTAGTATATGTGATGGATTGAAACCTTCTCAAAGAAAGATATTATTTTGTGCATTCAAGAGGAAACTGTATAGTGAAATAAAAGTCGCTCAATTTGCTGGATATGTCAGTGAACATTCAGCATATCATCATGGTGAAATGTCATTACAAGGAGCAATTATTGGAATGGCACAAACATTTGTTGGATCAAATAATATTAATTTGTTGAAACCTAATGGTCAATTTGGAACAAGAATACTTGGAGGACATGATAGTGCATCACCTAGATATATTCATACTGAATTAAATCGAGTAATAGATCATATTTATATCCATTCAGATTTTGACGTAGTAACATATTTAGATGATGATGGTGTATCAGTTGAACCTGAATATTATGTTCCAATAATTCCAATGGTATTAGTAAATGGAATGAAAGGAATTGGAACTGGATTCAGCACAACTATTCCATGTTTCAATCCAATTGATATTATCAAAAATATTCAAAATAAATTAGATGATAAACCATATGTTGATATGATTCCATGGTATAATGAATTTAATGGCAAAATTGAAAAAATTAATGATAAACAATATATTACAAAAGGTGTTTACAATATTGTTGGAAAATCTACTTTAAAAATAACTGAATTGCCTATTGGTAAATGGACTCAAAATTATAAAGAGTTTTTAGAATCATTAATTTATGATAAAACAAAAAAGCAAAAGTTTTATATATTGGATTACAGTGATAATAGTACAGATACACGAGTAGAGTTTTTAGTAAAAGTTGAACCAAATATATTATCGGGAATTACTTGTAATGTAGATAAAAACATAGATTCCATTGAAGAATATTTTAAACTTTCTTCAACAATTAAATTGACAAATCTACATTTATATGATGAACGTGGTGTAGTTAAACGATATGATACAATATATGATATTCTAGATAATTACTATATAGTTAGATTAGATTATTATGAAAAGAGAAAAACATACCAAACGAAGAAGATTGAAAATGATTTAGAACATGAATCTAATCGTATGAGATTCATTACAGATGTAGTTGAAGATAGAGTTGTTGTATTTAAGAATAAACGTGAAAATATAATTAAATATTTAGTAGATAATAAATATGTAAAATATCATAAATCGTATAATTATTTAATAGATTTGTCAATTGTTAATTTTACAAATGATAAAATAGAAGAATTGCAAAAACATATAGATAAATTGAATCATGAATTAGAAACATTAAAATCTACAATTACACGAGATATGTGGAAAAATGAATTAGGGTTATTAATTAAAAAATTAAAATAATGGTTATATTATAATGTCAGTTTTACCATTAGGAACACAAAATTATACAAATGAAGAATTAGCATTGATGAGTAGTGGTCAATATAGAGCAATAAATAGTGGACCATGGGAAGAATCATATATGGATAATTTAGAATTGTCTAGAACATCTGGATTAGGTGCACTTGGAAGTGAATTTACTGATTTTGATACAGATAGAACGATGGATGTATCAACTGGTCGTATTAATAATGGTCGTATGTCAAATTTATCAAATCGTTTAACAGATTCTGCATTAAAAACAGAAGTAATTATATTTGATACAAACTCAACTGATGCAACAAAAGGTATTATTGAAGAAACAAATGTAACAAGAATATTATTTTCCAGACAAAATATGGATGCACTTCAAGCAAGTATCCGATATGAAGTATATGATGCAATCAAAGAACAAATATCAAAACAAGATGAAAATGAATTATATATTATAATGAGAAGCATTGCATTACAGTATGGTAATTTTGTGGTTCAAGATCCTATTCCAGAAGTAAAACGATTAAATAAAAAAATAATACTTCAATGTGTTGGAAAAATTGTTACCAATTATCGTCAATATATTAAATATTTAGATGATATTCAAAACTTACCTGTTCCATTAGATAATCCACATTATGCAAATAAAAATAATTTCACATATAATAGCGATAATTTGCCAAGATAAATTTTTTATTTAAGATATAATTATTATTAATAGTAAATGGATAAATCAATCCATGATACAATTGAATGTTGGAAAACTAAATTAGATCGTCCATTAGTCATACTTGGTATACATGGATCTGGAAAAACACAATTAGCAAATCAATTATTGAGTGATTATACAGTAATACGAATAGATGAAACTGTTAAAAATCCTCAACCATATATTGATTCTGCATTAAATAGAAAAGATGTGTCAATGATGTTTACAAAAAAACGATACAAAGCAATATTATTTGATGATTCAATTGATATTAATAATTCAATAATATCAAATATAGTTAAAAAAAAATATAAAAATACACCAATTATTATAACATCGTCAAATATATATACAAAAGTTAAAACTACTAAATATTATATAGTTAAATTGTCAAAAAAAAATAAATATAAAACAATACAAAAAAATTTTAAAAAATATAATTTTAATGAATACGAATATCAATATAATACAATTGGATTAAATATATTAAATAATATTGACAATTTAGAAAAAGATAAAATACTAAAAATATATTCAAGTTTGTGTATTTATGATATATATGAACGAAATCGCAGTATAGATATATTTAAACGAACTGATTATAGTATTTTATTTAGTTGTATTATACCTATTTTTTATACTGGAAAAATGGTTTTAACGAATAATTCATATTTAAGTAAATCAATAATAATAACAAATTTAACAGGAATAATAGGGGATAAATATGAGTCTTATTATATTGATTATTTGATCAATAAACCACTAAATAAAAAAGTGAATAATTTATATAAACGATTAATAAATGTTTGCCAATTATGATATAACTCGTTTTCCAATAGTTCGAGTAAAATTCACTCGAGATATAGATGATGGTGGATTCAATAATTTTTTAAATAGATGGACAGAATTATACAGAGATAAACGTGATTTTAATTTTATATTTGATACACGAGATATGGGATATATACAAGTTAAATATTGTTTACAAATGGCATTGTTTATTTATAGATTAAAAAGAGAACCACAACAATATTTAACACATAGTAAAATTATCGTAGATAATATTTATATTCATAATTTATTATATATTGTATTTAATATACAAAAACCTGTTTCACCTGTTGATATAGTAGATAGTTATGGTGAATTATTGTCTCAATTGTAATATCTTATAATAAATAAACAATCCATAAAAGTTTTTAGCAATTATGTCTAATATATTGTATCCTATGTTTTTGGGTATACCTGGAAACATTGCAGCAATACCATATAAAAACCATACACCAAATACAAAATAAAACAAGTTTTTTCCAGATTGAGTTTTTTCTGCATAATTACGATAAATTACATAAAATACACCAAAAAACGCCATGAATCCTAATGGTATACCTATATGTTTCTTTATTCTTCCAGTTTCACCCATATATCCAAACAATAACATCAATGCATTCAAAACAAATATCAAAATGATATTGGTTCGGTTATCTTTTAAGAAATCCACTAATGTTAATGATGTTTCTGGTTCATTTTCTCTTTTATACATATAATCCATGTAAATAATAGTTGATATTAACATAATTGGTGTAGTTATCATCCAATCAAAGTATCTACGTGGAGTCATATTACCTATTTTGTGAATTGACATAATAATCCATATATATGTGAATGTTTCAACAAATTGAACAAATGTTTCAATTCCTAACACATCTTTTAATATACGATCTGTTGAATCTAGATTGATAAAAAATCCATGTAATGACACTAAACTAGTTATTATTTGAATTATAATGGAAATATACATCGTTTTATATACTAGATTTTTACCCAACATTATATTATTATGAATAAAATAATTTCAACATGGATTGCATTTCATGGAATAACAGATATATTTTTACCAATAAGAAAATGGTTGCCATTTTATTTATTATCACCTGTTTATGCTATTTTACCAAAAAGATTATTATATACAACTACTTTTTTAAAATCTGTCATACATTTTTATGAAGACTGTATATTTGATATTACAACAATCAGTTTTGGTTTATTTTTATTGTTATACTATGGGAAACATAAATTGTCACAATATATTATATTGATTTACATGAGTTTAATTCATGTTCCTATACATTTATACAGAATTGAATTGAACGATAGTCAAATGGTATTTTTAATAATTATGTTCTCAGTTTTCTATAAAATAGACATATTACATAGAAAAATAAAGAATATACTAATAAACGGTGGTAAAATAGAAAATAATACAGATAAATTATTGATAGGTATAGTAAACTCGCATATTTTGTGTAATTTTTGCAAAAATGCTCATATTTACTAGAAAATTTGAAAATCTCTATAATTTTTTTCAGTATAAGTAAAAACAGCAACCAACAGCAAACAAACACTCAAAAACTCACGAAAACTCAAAATGTCTCTTGAATCAATTATCAAATCGATCAATGATCTGGATCTTACCAAAAAAAATCTCCGCGATATCATCAAGGTCGCAACCGAGAAGAAGAGAGGAGCACCTAACAAGACAGGATCGACAACTCGCAAGAAGAAAGACCCAAACGCACCGAAGCGTGGCAAGACGTCTTTCATGTATTGGTGTGCTGACTATCGTGAGAAACACCAAGATGAAGGCAAGTTTTCTGCAAAAGTTCTTGGTCCCATCTGGTCAGAAATGGATGATGAGGAAAAAAAACCATTTGTGGAACTTGCTAATGCTGACAATGAGCGATACAAGACTGAAATGGAAGCATACAAATCTGAATCTGATGGATCAGACACGGAATCCAAAGACGAAGTGGTGAAATCAGAAGATGAATCGGAACTGACAGGTTCAGAAGAAGAAGCGGTGGGAGTTGGATTGGAAGATGATGCACCAGAGTTTGAAGAAGACGAAGAAGATACTCCAAAGAAACCGATTGAACCTTCAAAAAACACGACCGCATACAAACATTTTGCAGAGACATATGTTCTTGAACACACAGATCGAAAATACACGAAAAGTGAACTCAAGGAAATCTGGAATGATCTTGAAGACAAATCTGAATATGAAGAAATGGCAAAAGCAGACAAGAAGCGCTATAAACAACAAATGAAAGATTACGAAAAAGATTTAGAAAAATACGAAAAAGCAGTGTTAAAAATAGAAGAAGGTGCTGAGACAGAGGATTTGACAGATGATGAGACAGAATGGTAAATACATATCAGATAACAACAAAAAACAACAAAAAAATATAAAAAAAACCTACGGGTTTTTTTGTCTAATAAAATTTGAAAGTAAATATATATGAATAGGTATATGAAAAAATATGACAACAGTTACACTATTTAATCCATATCCGGATGAAACGAGATCAATGCTCCATTTACCAAAAAAATCACCACTTCATCATTTAAGATATAGTTTATTAACTGAAAAAGTCATACCAGAAATAAAGAGAGCAATAAGAAAACGACGCAAGAATGATATTAAAATGTATATTAATAATACTCACAATAACTTATTAGATATTGCATTTAATGATATTTTTCGTGATGCTAGAAGGTTAAAAACATACAAAAGAAAAGATTGGATAATTGGAAAGAAAACAAAAAACGAGCGTATTAGTTTGATGTTAAAAAATGATATATCGATTCAATATATTAAAGAAGCGTTTGAAAGACAAGTTGCAGGTCCATATAATTTTAAAAAAGGAGATTTTATTGTCAAACCTATATTAACACCAAAATTTTTACCAAACTCTGAACAAATATTTGGGATTATTACAAAAGTCAAAAAATCGATAGTTGAATATGTTGAAGTTGAAACATACTATGATAAAGATGAAAAAGTTCACTATGATCAAAATATGAATGATAATCGTATTAAACCAAAATGGACCAAAATAAAAATATGTATACAAAATAATACACTGTGTTATACTAGTAACAAATTGAGTATATGGAGTATTCGTTATCTTGGACATATATCGCAAGAAATTGCAAAAAAAATTATCAAACGGCAAACAGTATTAAAAAAAAGAAACAATTTAGCAAGATGGAGTCGTATTTTAAAACAATGGAAAATGCCATATGATTATTATAGAGACGATTCATTTGATATATTTAAAGGTGAATTGCCAGAAGATTTGAAGAATAAAATGAAATTTAATATATTTTTGGATTACAGATGGAATACTATATTAAGTGAAGCAAAAAGATATGAAACTGAAAAGACATAAATTATTTATAACAATTACGAATATTTATAAATAAAATACTAAATACTAATACAAGTAAAATAATCATTGTTATAATAAAAATCAATATATATGGATAGATTTGATAGATAGTGCTATGAATAATCGGTTCTAATATATTTTTTTTTATACGATCCATATTTTCATCACGATTAATTTCATGAATGATATTATCAAGAATTTTATTAACAATTGTATTATATGACATTAAATTCAAAAATATAAAAATATATGAATTATAACAAAAAATAATATATAATAGTATAATATATGAATTTAATTATTACAATATGTTTGATTGCGGTAGTTGTAGTTTTTTTATTGATTAATAGAACACCAAATGTCGTTGAAGACCCTATATTAGATGAAGTGTCTCCAAGATTAATGCAAAGATTAACAAATGGAAAAACCAATGTGTTTACTTATTGTAATCACCGTGATTTTGATTTTAAAATGAGTTGGAGATATCCACAATTGAAATTAACATATAGTCGTCCATTTGAATATTTATGTATACAATCATTGATCCGTAATATGGGTCGATATGATGTTAATATTATTGTATTAAATAGTCGTAATGTTCACAGTTATTTGCCAGATTTTCCAGTAACATTTAGTAATGATGTAAGCACTAAAAAGACGATGGATTTATTAGGGGCATACATATTGGAAAGATATGGTGGTATATGGATTAGTCCATTTACGGTTGTAATGAATAAAGATTTATCAGATATATTTAGAAGTTTACAACTTGAAAGCATAGTTACATTTGGAACATCTATTAATGTTGATAGTACAACAGGACCAGTAAATAATCTAGTTGTTGGTGCAAGAAGGCGATCACCAGTTATTGTTAAATATAAAAGATTAATGGAAAGTTATGTATCATCAAACAGATATAAATATTTATACAATCATGTAAATAATTCACCCGAACCATTACAAGAAGCAATAACGCAAACAAATCCATCTAGAAAACATTATGGTGTTAAAACAGATGGATCATATAATAGTAATAGACGCAAAATCCATATGAATGAATATTTTGGTAAAATGCCATTACAATTTATGAATCCAACAAGTGTTCAATTTATTTCAGTGCCATATAATGAATTAGAAACGGATACAACATATATGTGGATACATAGCACACCTGTAAAAGAGATGATTCATAATAATATAGCAATAGTTGAAATATTGAAAAGACAATTATAATTTAAATTTGAAATATATATAAAATATAAAACATAAGAGAATATATAAAAGAAATGGGAATTAAATCTTTGACTCACTTGGTGAAAAAACACGCACCAGATTCAATTACACACTCTACATTATCAGATTTATCTGGTAAAACAGTAGCAATCGATACATCGTTGTTGTTGTATAAATGTTTAACAAATGGATATTCTGAATATGCACATGTAATTGGTATATTGTATAAAGTATTAATTTATTTATCAAATGGTATAACACCTATATTTATATTTGATGGAAAACCTCCAGATGAGAAAGGAAGTGTATTGAAAACTAGACGTGATAAATGTGAAAGTGCAAAACAAAAAATACAAAAAATTGAAGAATCTGGAAATGAACCAACGGAAAAAGAAAAACGGGAAATAGAAAGTTGTAAAAAACAAAGTATTCGTATAACTTATAAACATATACGTGATGTCAAATATTTATTAAAACTATTGGGTATAACTTATTTACATATAGATGGTGAAGCAGAAGCAATTGCGAGTGAATTATGTCGTATGTGTTATGTAGATTGTGTTGTTAGTGAAGACATGGATTCACTGACATTTGGATGTCCTCATTTAATTAGAAATTTAATGGATAAAAAAATAGCAGATAAATCTATAAGTATAATTGATTTAGATATATTGATGGCACGACTACAACTGACCTATGATCAGTTTGTTGAAATGTGTATTATGTGTGGATGTGATTATTGTGATAATATACCTAAAATCGGATGTATTACTGCATATAATTCAATTAAAAAATATGAAAATATCGATAATTTCTTAGAACAAAATACTAAATATGCAGTACCAGATGATTATTTAGACCGTTTTATGAAAGCAAAATCATTATTTCTAATGTATCATGACAAATTAGATGTCGATATTTTACCATTTAAAACTTCTGAACTTGATATGGTTAAATTAAAAAGTTTTCTACAAGAAGAAGATAAAATGTCAGAAGATAAAATAAATACTGTAATGAAAAGAATTGAAACAATTAATAAAATGTAAATGGATATTTACGAAACATAGACATAAAACGATTATGAAAAACATTTGATTGTGGTGGGGGTGTTTTTTTTATAGTATTTTTTTCTACAACTTCAATTTTACTATCATCTGATTC